GCAAAAGCAACACTGGTTGTGATATTAGAATAAGCCCGTACGTCAGAGGGGAAAAGCCTACTGTTTAAAAATGCTCTATACGCACCTGCTGGATCACTAGGATCAAGGAGATTGCTCATTGCACCTGAGCCACCACCTAATACGGGATCTTGTGTAAAATAACCTTGAGGTTGAATACCATTTGCCATGATCAAAAAATATACGAATGTAGAACAGTTTCAAGTGTAAATGTTTGTGTGTAATAGGGCCGTGAAGGTTTTTTTATAAAAGTGGGGTATGAATCTGGTCCCCCCACCCAAAGAGCCAGAGCTCTGGGACTTGGCTAGGGTACCTGAAATGATGTCGTGATTTGCATGGACCATGCTCCTGGGGATACCGCCAGGCGTTTTTTCGATCCGGGGGAGCCACACGATTTAGATCTATTTTTTAGTTGATTGCAAATTGCGTCAAAGAGAGATGCGGCTGCACCGGAACACTTTGTTCAATTCCAGATGCAGCTGCAAGAAGTCTAATCTAATAAAGTTTGGATTTCTTTTAATTGATCCTTGATCCAAGAGTCATGATGATCCAGAGCTCGATCCTTAAGGTCTGATCTATATTCTTCAATATCCATATCAAAGTAATCTTTTAAATCTTGATAATCAAAATTAAGAATGGCTAATCTATAATCTTTAGGAAGAACTTCATCACCATAATAATGATAGTCCTCCAGAGCCTTGAGCCTGAGGAGCTCAAGGTCTGATAATTGATCAATCATTTATGTCTAACCTCTTTTTAATCTCGTCTCTAAGATTATCAATCTCCGAGTAACGAGATATTTCAGTATCAAGGTCCATTAATAATCCAAATAATTCCTGATCGTTAGTTCCATGAATTAAACTTTGGATATCATCCTCCGTAGCCTGAAGCTCGGAACAGGCTCTGGAGAGATGTTTATCCAGAGCCATGAATTCAGTTTTAATATTCGTCATCAATATTTTCTCCCATTTCGGTCATGAGCTCTCGGTACTCGGAGCTCTCCCCAAATATCTCAGGGCGATATTGTGACCTGAGTTTATCCTCACACTTATCACAACACCAACCACAAGAGATGCCCATACTATCGGTTAATTCATAACGATCATAATCCTCTGGAGATTTACAGGGATTGTCCTGATCGTGAGCCATTCGGCACTCGCTTGGTTGTCTATAATTAAACATGTTAATTTTCTCCTTAAGAGGATTTTATAAAATATTTTTAGGGAAGTAAAGAGTCAGGGAGCAGACGAAGCTGCTCCCAAGGAGGATTTATTTATAAAGTTTTATTATAGAAACGAGCACCTTCGAGAGCATTAATCATGATATTTATCCTGTTCTTCCATAATTTCGTCATCAAATTCATCTGTTAAGTACTCCAGAGCCTTGACTCTTATTCCTCTTTTTATTCGATAAATTTTTGTTGTTCCGTCTTCGTTAACTACTTCATTACCTTCATCATCAACTTTATAGAAAGTAATATCCTGTATTAAGTATTCCATTTACTTTTCCTTTCTGTTAGCTTCATAATCAAAATTAGTTTTCATTTTTTCTCGCCTCCCTTTCTACTTCCTGATAATACTGCCAAACTTTCTTCGATGCCAGGGGTTTGGGTGCGTGAGCCCTGAACATTCGGCCAACCCACTTGGCTCTCGGTGTAAATCCCGCATTACATTTGTATCCCATAAATCTCTCAAACTTTGCCTGAGTCGTGCCTCGAGTTAAATGGTTTAAAAGATTTAATCTAAAATAAAGTTCCCCTACTGTTTCGGAATGAATAACAGGAACTTCTAAAACGCAAAGCAACAAACCCAGATTAAAATCATTATTGTTGTCTGCTTCGAGGTGCTTTCTGCCGTAAGTATCAGTCACGGCTCTCCAGTCGGTATTTAATGTCATGTTAATTTTCTCCTTTAAAATAAACTACCAAAAATGAGAAGCAGTATCAATTTAATAATACTGCTTCTCGCTTCTTGTTTCTCGGCTCTTTCTTTTATAGCCATTCTTGTTTTATCCAGTATCCGTGATCCCTGTCGCTTTCACCTTTGGGCTCATCTCTAAAGAGTTCACGGCTCAGGGAATAAACTAAATGGAAACCCATATCCATCCCACACCCGCCAATCTTCACGCCTTCATAATTAGGTGCTAAAGGGAGATCTAAAACCCTCGCCACATGATAATCATAATTAGATATGTTGACAGGTCGCTGAGGGTGATCATTCACTTTTAAATGTCTTGTGGTGATGTATCGCATCATCCCGCTTCTTGATACATGTTTCACAGTCGTATGAAGCGTGTCGCCTTTTTTAATCCAGCTTTTTAACATCTCCAAAGATTCTTGTTTTTCTGCTTTTGAATATTTCATTGTTAATTTTCTCCGTTTCTATTTTGGGAGATTATAGGAACTTTAAAAATTGATCAAGCGTTTTAAAATCTTTTTTATTAAATTCCAGATGCAAGATACAGGGAGCAAGAAACCCATGTTTTAAAATCTCTGAGCCTTTATTCCCCTCGTATAGTTTAAAGCTTCTTGCTTCAAGGCTCTCAACTATATAAAAATTATTCGGACATTGTATAAAATGTTTATAATTCCAAGATATTTGAAGAGGTGAGATATTAACTTTTTTCATTGGGGTACATTTAAACTCAAGCCAGAAGGATGAGCCATTATTATAATATCCGTAAATATCGGGAACACCTCGTTTCAGATACATTTCTATGGGTGTTGTTTCTGCTGATAAGTTAGAGATGATTTTCTTTTTAAATTTATTTTCGGGTTTCACTAGGGCTAATAATAACCCTAGTGAGAATTAATCAAGTTTTATTTTTTATTCTGGAATACTAATTTCAACACTTGGCAATGACATAAAATCATCAACAAGAATATCTAAAAAGGCTCTATCGGTTGCAGTTATTCCAATATCGGCTCTTATAAAATTATCGTCTGTGGCATATGACAAATAAACAGGACTATTATTTTTATCAGGTAATTTAGCTAATTTTTCCTGATCTAAAGTTCTATTTAATTTTAATTTAATAGCCTTGTTGTTGAGGGCTATTAACTCAAGTTTAGGAATGTAAGTTATATTAGGCATTTTTGCACATCTCCAAACATTCCTCTAGGGTGTGTTTATTTTCTGGAAAATATTGATCTCTTTCTAAAGGCATATTAAAAGGTGGAGTTTTTAAGTTCTCCAATTCTTTCAAAGAAATATATCCCATTTCAGGAAAACCCAGATCAGCAACACCAAAGGCAATTTTATCATCTGGATTTAATTCTGATAAATACCAAGTGCCTGTTCCATAAGGATTAAAAATTTTTGCAACAACTTTTATATCCTCAAGTTCTCCGTTGTTCGCTTCTTGCAAATTGAAATTATCAATTAGCTTTTTTTCTTGTGCTTTTGTTAATAGCTTCATTGTTATTTTCTCCATTTCTATTATGAAAGTATCCTAATTAATCCCACAGGGCAATATTTAAATTGCTCTGTGGGGCTCTTAAAACGGAAAAAATTTATTGAGAAAAACGGCTTTCTTTTAATTTTGATACTTTTTTGAAAAATGTAATCAAATTATCAACTACATATTTAGTTCTGTTGTTAAATTCATATTTAGTATTACAGATTAAAAATTGTATTGGCTTCTGTAAAGTATGCTCTTTATTTACTATCGCTAATATCAATTTTAATAACTCAACAAGTTTTTTATATTTAAATTTATTTTTACACCTGATCTCCAAATATTCGATATGCTCTAATTGACTGTAATTTTTCTGCGTATAAAAAATCACTCTTTTGGATATGACTGTAAAATTATCAGCTAAGAGATCATCTCTTTCAGTCCATTCATGAGCAACACCACCAATAGCTTTTTCTTTATCTGCTTTATATCCAGATAACTCTTTTAAATGTTTTTTCTCCCATACCTGACTAGCTAATTCTGGCTCTTGAATAGGTGGCTCTTCTTTAGTCCATTCATATTCTTCATCATCCTCTTCTTCTTCTTCCTCTTCTTCTTCTTCCTCTTCTTCTTCTTCCTCTTCTTCTTCTTCCTCTTCTTCTTCTTCCTCTTCTTCTTCAACATCTGGCTCTTCCTTATACTCAGGTATAGCTTTCCTATCTATCTTTTTAGTTTTACCATTTTCATCTTCATAAGGATTTGATGTATCTTCTGGAATAGGTTTTTCTAATTTACTAACTAATAAATTGACGGCATCAGTTAATGTTGAAATTTCTTTTTCAAGATGAGCAACCCTTGTAGATGCTCCGATTTGAATTTGAATATCTTGTATTCTTTTATGTAAATCTCTAGCTAATACCATTTTTTTCCTAAACTCCATTTTACATCCTGATAAGTATCATTATCTGAGAAAATTCTAAAATAATTTAATATCCATTCTATTTGCGAATATTGAATTTTATCCTCGAAGTAATAAATTTTATTTTTTGCGTGTTCAATATTCCATTTAGCCTGTTTGATCATTTTCTTTGATCTTTTCTCGCTAACAAATTTTTCGTAATGTTTCTCAGCTAGTGTTAGGCTATCTTTTAGAGCCATTCTTATAATGGCAATATCACCAATAGTTAAATCTGTGATTGCTAATCGATCATCTTTCATTGCATTCATTACTTATTTCTCCCCATAATTTTGTTATAAGTTTCTTTTTCTACCTTTTGATCAAAGTAAGTAGGAATAGAAATATGGTGTCCGTTTTCATCTTCCTTTACGATTAATTCTCCAACAACAAATTTTTTCATTACTGATCTTTTGTTGTCAAATTCTTCGATTGGTACTCTAGCTATTGTTTTCATATTTAATTTCTCCCTATTTAAATATTTTATATCCTAAGAATATAAGAATAATTATAAAAATAGTCAATCCAATATATAATGTCATATCCCCTCTATTTTTCTTAAAGTTTTATCTGTACAATCAATACAAAAATAATTTTGAAGATTAATTTTATTTTCCGTTTCATAATCCTCAATAACTTTGTCATCAGCTTCACATATTTCTAAAATATTTAAAAAGCCTTCTGAGTCTAAATCAAATTGTTTTTGACATACTTCACATTCTCTCATCTCTTCAGAACACATAATTTTTGACATCTACTTTACTCCATTTCTTACTATCCTCTAATTTGTATTTACAGATATCAGGATAGCTTCCCCACTGTTTACCAAATTCGTCTATGGCTTTTCTGATAAAATAATCAGAATTGTAATAGTCAGAAAAATCATGTTCCGTTAAAAAGGTATGTAGATTATTGGAACACTCAATATATATTTTATAAATGTCCTCTTTACTCATGAAATTATATCTCCATTCTTATCTCTAGTGATAGCTAAAATTTCTTTTTCATAAATGACATCTAATGACTGTCTTTCTAACTCTCTCCAAAGTTCACCTTTGATGTTATCGGATAATTCTCCAACACAATGGGCTAACTTTTTATTTTCTTTAACAGAAATATTTTTTTCATGAACTTCATCTAAGTCGCCTGTGATCTCAAATAAAGATTGTATAAAAGAAAAATAAATTTCTCTGTTAAATTTAGTTAGTTCACATTTTTTAATTAAATGTTCGTAGCTATAATCATTTTGTTCCATTTTTAATTTCTCCATTCTATTCTGGGATATTATAGGAATTGAGGTTGATGTAAACCTAATTCTGATTTCCAGACACAAGTGGGTTTTGGAAAATTTATAGTAGTTTCTGGTGGTAATTCTTCATCTCTACACCATGTTTCATACCAATCATCAAAACTAATAATAAACTTTTGTATTGTTTCATCATGATTGAATTCATAAATCTTATTTTTAATAGGATGCCAAAATCTTGTGTATTCTGTAAACACCTTAACGACTTCCCCTCGAAACAAGGGGATGCCGTTCTTTTTCCATATATGAGTTTCCGTAGGATGAGTGCCCAAAAACTTCTCAACCAAAGCTAAAGCTATTGGACAACAAGCAGTGCTACTCTCCCCACATTCATAATGTACATCTCGGATATCTAGTTTAAGCATTAGCTAACCTATCTGCATGAAATGATTTTAATTGGCTCATCATGATCACAGTATTCATAGCAACGCTTGTTCCCATATCAGGTTTCAAAATACTTGGGTTAAAATCCTCCCAAACTTTTTTGACATCATCAGTGGTCTTACAAGTTTTAAGATACTCTCTCATGATTATTTGCACCTCATAATACTTCTTGCAATACTTTCTTAAAGCTTGGAACATAATATTTTTCTGTGCTTGAAATTCACATAAAGTATCATGATCTTTTTTGTTTTTAATTTTAAACCTTAGCTTATCGTTTTTAGCATCAGGTATCTCTAAAGCAAAAGGATTGGGAACATCACTATCATATGATGTTTTTATGGAATAAAGTTCTCTTTCGGGAAATTTATTAGAATTATAATTAGCGAAGCTATGTACCTTACAATAATTTTTGTAATAAGTTCTCTCTGACTCAAACTTTTGCGTATCATCATACTCACATAATAAAAAAGGATTATGATTATCTTTTAAAAATTGATCAAAGTATACACAAGCTATATGTTTAGCCTCTAATTGAAAACTGATAGGGCTATTTTTCCAATTATGATAATAAGGCTTTTTAACTTTGATTGTTTCTCTAACTCCGTCAATATAAGTATCTTCTTCTTGCTCTACATCAAAAGTTGTTTCTGCGTTAAATTCACATCTTGTTGTTGTTAATCCAAATTTTCGCAGTGTTGCTAAATCCTGATCACCAAAAACTTCATAACACATTTTCTTTATGATCTCATGAGAGGTTAAACGCAAAGATTTAAAAGTTTCTACTTCCTCATCTAATTTTTTTCTCTCATCAGTTGTTGTTTGTAAGTAGATACGACCATGCTCGTCAAGTATCTGAGTTCTTAAAGTTTGATTTAGTTTCATAATTTTCTCCATAAATTATTAATTAGGAGATTATAGGATTATTTTTTATAAAATGTCAAATAAAAAAAGCCCTCCAATATTTAGGAGGGCTCGTTAAAGTGGGAATTAATTAATCTATATATTATTAAGTTATCTTTTCAATAAACTTCGCTAATTTTTCTAAAAGCCAACCAATCATATCTTTACTGCCTCCTCTATTCTAAATTCTTCTTGTTTTTGTTCTTTAGGTTTAATTTGTTGTTGAATATTTCCTACTATTGATTGCTCATCTAATCTCTCTCCATTTTTTTCAACCTTAACTATTGCGTCTATTTCGCTTTCTGCTTCTACCATATAACTCTTAGTGTAAGCTTCATAAACGTAAACTTTGTATTTACTTTTTTTCATCCCAGATATCCAAAATCAAATCGACTATTTGTAATTTAATATCCTCATACCTTTTCATGATTAAATCATCTGTTTGATCGATCTCTGCCTCAGGGTGAAAATGAGTTATTAGTTCTTGTAATTTTTCATCAAGATCATCCTCGTCAATCATAATATCATGTCCATCAATCATTTTCTTTAACATCTCCAATCTCTTCAATTTTTTTAATAACATATCCTGCTGAAGAAATTCTTTTTTCCATAACAACTTGATTTGTTGCACCTTTGTCAAGAGCTTCATCAATATTATTTGCTTCTATAATTAATTCGTGAGTAGTAGTCCACTCTGCTATTGCTTTAAAAGTTTTCATTTTCTCTCCTTTGTTTGGTGTGCTAGACCTGTTAATGATCACGAAAGGACAAGCCTAGCACTGTGCGAGTTAAGTTTGCTTTTTTTAAAGTGGTTGGAAAAACTTAGAGGCAACCTCTGAAACCAATCCACTGCGAGGGGATTTCTCCATAGATTATCGTATAGTCGGCTAATTACTTCCAACATCATATAACTTAGAGCCCTTACTACCCTCGTATGGAGTAAAAAGACCTTCACGAAATTTCGGACAAACTTGCTAGTAGTTAAAAGCGAGGAGAAATTAACATAAGATGTTTTGCCCAAAGATTTCATTGTGAAAGTATCGTGTTCTCTCCTTTCTAACTCCATGTAAAAACAATTATTATAATTTTATGGGATAGTCAAATAAAAAAATTATTTTTTTTCTGATTGATCTTCAACCTCTTTCCACTCGGCATCTTGGATCAGCTGATTTTCTCTTCTCAAATTTTCTAATTTTTCTTGTAGTTCTTTTCTCGACATATTGTCCAAACTAGCAGTAACTACTTCTTTTCGATCAACATAAAAGCCACCCAATAAACCTCTTCGATATTCAGCGTTGATCGCTGCACTGAACTGATCTTTCTCAATAGCTAAATCTCTGAGTCTTGCCATTTCTCTTGCGTGTTTCATAAAATCAATTTTCGCCGCCTGGGCATAATCTTTTGTCAGGTCTTCAATATATTCTACAACTCTAGGAAACATCTTAGGGTTTTGTAAATTACAAGCTATCTGTGTTGCTGAGTGTTCAGAATAACCAGCCATTTTTGCACATTCAGTAGGCGTAGCTCTGCCATTCTCTTTGACAAGATATTGAGCAAAGGCTCGTTGCCTTCTGGTTAAGCCGTCATCCTCAATTATATCGCCATGATTTTTAGCCATTAACAATCACAATCCTCTTCTATTTCGAGTCCACATATAGCACAATATTCATACATAC